CCTGGGCCCCGAAAGGCTGAGGAGTCTATCCATGGCGACCCAACACCCGCTCTTCATTCCCACGCCAGCCGGGGAGACGCCTGCCTCTCGATGGGCACCGCCGAGCGCCAAGACAGAGACCTCACCGCGCATACCTGGAACCACTGGGACGACGAGGAGGGGGTCAACGCCGCGTGCAAACCCCTGCGGGATGGGTTGGTGGATGCCCGAGTGATCCACTCTGATGCGGCGGACAGTGGGCATGTTTTCTCTTACGCTCAGATCGTGGATCGGGCCCGGCGTGGGGTCGAAATCACGGTTGAGCTTGGGGAGGGGCTATGAGCAAGGCGAGTGATTGGGCGGCACGTCGAAAGCAAGTTGAGAGTGAGCGGCCAGCGCCACTCCTGGGCTTATCCAGTAAAGGACACGTGGATTGGGTTGGTATTCAGGTGACGGATGATGGGAAGGCGATGCTTAGTGCCGGCAATACAACAATCTGGCTCCAGCCCGAGGCAGCGTGCGCGATTGCCCGGTGGATTCTCGACACGCTTGGGGAGGCGGAGTCATGCTGATCCCCTCTGCGGCCATTGCGCTCGTGTGGGCTTTGCGGTCACAGGGGCAGCCCGACAAGGCCATCCTCGCGGTGCTCAAGCGGCCCTTGCCAACTCCTCCCTATCGGCCGAGCCGGTTCACTGCGATGGAGACGGAGCCGGTGTACGGGTGGTTTCACGCGCGGCGAATCCGATGAAGCGAAGCCGGCTCCGGCCTATCTCGAAAAAGACCGGCAGACGCCGCCCGGGTCGGGACGCCGCGAGGCGGCATGTGCTCGCCCGCACCACGATGGCGCCCGTCGGGCATTGTGAGTACGCGGCTGGCGGCCCTGCTGCTCGGGAGCACTGGGGGCCGTTGGACATCCACCATGTGGCCAAGCGGAGCCAGAGGGGCACGGAGGAGCCGAGCAACCTGCTGAGGCTGTGCCGGCGCCATCACGACATTTCCGCATCCAGTACGATGGCCAGGCGAAGGGAGCGCGGGCACTGCTTACATACATGCTGAGTGTGAGGACGAAGAATGTCGGAGAGCGCATGCCGCGTTGAGCGACAAGCAGCGCGCGGGGTTTCTTCGATGGCTATGACCCCGACGCCCGAGGCGCTGGCGACAGCACAGACAACCGCCGAGCGGGCTGTTCATACGTGGGAGGAGGCTGGCGTAGCTCATCGGGCGTGGTATGGACGCGCTCAACTGATTGAGGTCATTCGGTACGAATTGGCCGCTTATGCAGCAGAATATGCGCGGGAAATCGAGCGGGTGACCTGGGAGGCGGCGCTAAATGAACTGCCATCTGGCAGTCTCTTTGAGCACTTACGAGAGACGTTCTACGCTCGCGCTACTGCGCGGGAACGGAGTGGGTGATGGGTGTCAAGAAAGGGACGATACTGCCTCGCGGGATATGCCCTGTGTGCGGGCAGGATCGCCCGCTGAACAAAGAGGGGGTGCTGATGGGCCACGGCGGCTGTCTTGGCGAACACGAACGGCCAATAGTGCCCATTGCTGTTGAGCAGGGAGGGAGAGATGGCTGAGACCCCAACGCCCGAGGCGGTGGCGGCCCAATCCGTTGTTATTTTGGGCTACTGTTCAACGCATCCAGGTGTCCCGTTCATCGAGGACATGGCGGATCACACTGCCTTCTGCCCGCTGTGCGAGTATCTCGGAACTCGACGCGCCCTCACCGAGCAGGCGCGACGGATTACCGCGCCCATTGTTGTGATGTGTGGTTCGACGCGGTTCCGTTTTACCTGGATCGAGGAGTACGGAAGGTTGACCGACGAGGGCTTTATTGTGCTTTCAGTCGGTCGCATGCTCCCCAAGGTAACGGGGGCATTTGACCCCGTCCACAAAGCACGTCTTGATGAACTACACAAGCGGAAGATTGATCTCGCCGACTGGGTATGGGTGCTTGACGTAGGCGGCTACATCGGTGAGAGCACGAAGAGCGAGATCGCCTATGCGGAGACGCTAGGGCGACCCGTTCGCTTTTTGTCGCGCGAATATCCTCAGTACGTCGAGCCTCCTGACCCTTCCGTCGAGCAGGCGCGGGAGATCGAGCGGGCGACGTGGGAGGCGGCGGCAGACATGCTCGGAAGCTGGAACTGGGATACACAGGCACTCGGCCGCTTGGTCGCGCGATTTCGTGACCGCGCCCGTGCCGCTGCGCAGGGAGGGAGCGATGGCTGAGACCCCGACGCCCGAGGCGCTGGCTCAGGCGAGAAAAGCAGTAAGAGAGTGCTCGCACGTCGAGGTGATCCGGTTCCCACACAAGGTGATCCAGGCATTCCCATACAAGGTGATCCAGGCATTCCCATACAAGGCGGCGTGTTGCCAATGCATCGCCCTCGTCCTCACCGAGCAGGCGCGGCAGATCGAGCCGCTGCGGGAGCTGTGGAAAGCAGTAAACGACACGCCTGAATTCGGTCTTCCAACGGAGTAACAATGGGAGCGCATCATCAGCATTCATGAGCTGGCCCGCGCCGCCGCGCAGGGAGGGGTGAGTGCCTAAGCGGATACGGAAACCTTTAGAGAGTTGCGTGAATGGATGTGGCATCCCTCCGTCACCTCCGAGTTTGGTGATCTGCGGCCCATGCCAGGACAAGATCACGGACTTCTTCAGGGGCGAGATTGCGCGATGGGATGCTGTCCTACAATACCGCGCCGCCGCGCAGGGAGGGACACCATGATCGACGGCCCAGAAGATAACACTGACGAGCCATGCCCGGATTGCGATGGAGATGGTTTGATGCTGGCCGACTGTTTCGAGGACTCGTGTTGTTGCGCGGAGCCAGAAATGGAGCACGACCTGATTCTCTGCCCGAGTTGTGTGAGCAGGCCCCGCTGATGCCTTGGTACTGGTGGCTCCTTTGCTGGATCCTCGGTTTTCTGGTCATTGGTCTCGTGTGGTATGGCATGGCGTGGCTTGCACGTACGAAGCATGATGGATGGGCGCCGAAGGGCTGATGATGCCTGACGCTTGGCCGATGATCATGCGTTATCAAGTCAGACCGGACGGTGGATTTGCCTAAGGACGAAGCCAAGTGAACATCCCTAAACTGCTTACTTTATGTATCATCTAAGTCAGATTTACTCTTGTTTATCTCAGTTTTCCTTATCTTCTCTTCTACTTTGCTGAGTATGTCTTCGAGAGGAGGTGCAGTGAATAGCTAAGTCATTGATCCAGCGACGGAACGAACCAAAGAGTTATCTATGCATGCATTTAGCAAATGATTGACGTTGGACTTGACGGTACTACGTGTGCTATGTTCTTGATATGCAGTATCGTCAAGCGTTGAACTAGAAAGGAGAAAAGAATGAATGTTCCAGAGACAATTGGTCCAGGAGAAGGTATAGCAAATCTGAAGGAAAGGGCTGCAGCCATGACTGTAGCGCCGCATGTGATGAATCCGGCCACTGAGGCTGCGGCGCAACAGGAAACCACTGTTGTTAGGGCTGAGGCCGACGCTACGAAGTAGTAGTATGGCGAAGGTGTCTCTGTGCGCTCGGTGTAAGGTCAATCCGCGCACGAAGACGCACCGTTGGTGCAGGTTCTGTCAGACGATGTGGCGGGCGGATCAGCGGCGGGAGGAGAAATCCGTCAGAGAATCACGGGTGCTTGTCTTTGGATCTCCGTTAGGAGAAGGATAAGGTGAGTACTGGCGTTGGCATGCGTGCCTTCTGGATGCTAGGTCGTGGTAAGGCTCTGGCTCCGCGTATCAGCCGGAATCGTGGTCGGCCCTACACACAGCGTTATGGGCAGTCGGGACGTGATAAGGCGCGCGAGGTTTCGTTGACTACGATTCACGGTCAGGAGAATACGAAGTGACACGTTCGTTTATTCTCCTGTGCGTACTCCTGATATTCGGGTGCGCGTCCGCATGGACACGGGTCCCCGGTGGTTGTGAAGGAATGTATCGTGGGCCTGATTCGGGTGACAGTCCATGCCCGCTGGGTCACCCACCGATCGTGCCTGACCGAGTGCAGGAGAAATGAGGCAGCTTTTCCGTCGGTTGTTCTCAAAAGTATGGCCGAGCGGTCTGCGTTATAGTGTGGAGCGACGGACAATACTGTGGGCTCCGTGGCGTCGTCGAGGTGGCTTGTCATGAGACAAGGAACGGCTCGCAGCACGAAAGGTTCAAGGGTCACTGACGGTTGGTGGCGCCACACGGGCCGTGAGTTCTGGCGCGTGCGCTGGCCCCTCGGTATCTCCATCGCGGTTGTGGTATTGCGGAGCCGCGGAATCATTCCGAAGGGGACAGACGAAAGCTTGGTGTTGTATAAGTGCGCGTTGGCGACCATCGGCTTCGTCTTGGCTCATATGACTCGCCAGCAGGCATTTCCGTACATCAATCTTGGAGAGCTGCTCCGGTCGCGGAGTCCGATGTTTGGCCCCGCTGTGGTGGGGATGGCGATCATCTATGCGGCCTTCGTATTAGGCATTACCTTGGGATTGTAATGAGAAGGCGGGGAGGCGTGCGAGGTCGACGATCTCCTTTACGCGGTACAGGTGTCGTGGGTACCTTCCGTCATCTCGCCGATCGGGCGTCAACCTTCCAGAAACTCGGTGCCGCGATCATCGTGGCCGTGTCGTTGCTTGGGCTCATGGGGGCGGCGATTACTCGGTATGCGCCCTGGGCATGGGCGTCAGAAGTCAATAAGCGGCAGACAGCAATTGAATCGAAGGTCGACACACTGTCGTCTGTCGTCCTGCAAAGTCAAGTTGCGGACGCGGAGAATAAAATCGCGACGCTCGAGGCTAAGGCAGCAGGGAAACAGGGGTTGACGGATGTCGAAGCGGAATATCTCCGTGGTCAGCGGCGACGGCTGAATGATCTGAATTTGCAGCTTCAGTTACTCAGTAAACCGAGGATGTGACATGAACACGTCGACAGAGTACACGAGGCTCCAGGAAGAGAATACGCGTCTTCGGCTTGCACTGAATGCGATGCTTGTCTGGGATCAGGAAGAGCCTCGGTATAAGACGCGTAATGGTGTTCCCATGGACATGCCAAAGTCCGTCGCGAGACTTCTCAAGAAGGCCGTGGGACATGGATGACCTGATCCTACCATGAGTGTACTGCACGCGATCGGGTGTTTTTTGTCGATTGTGTTCTGTCCGATAACGTCGGCCGTGCCAGCATCGTCGCCAGCGGTGCTTCCAACGCCGATAACGTCTGTCGTGGTCCCAGTGGATCTGCCCAAAGAGATTCCGCGTGAGGTCTTGAAGTATCGGAACATGTTGATCCGGGAAATCCGTGTGATATGGGGAGATGGGGAACCGGCGGAGACGTTTTTCGGTCAAGTGCATGCCGAGAGCAGGTGGCAGACCGATGCGAAGAGCAAATATGCATCGGGACTTTCCCAATTTACTCCGGATACAGCGCGATGGATGAACGGACTCTATCCTGTGGACCTCGGGGAAATTTGCGAGGGGGCTGGTGGATGTCCCACTGATCCACGCTGGGCGTTGCGTGCTCTTGTTCGTTTTGATGACAGGCTGTATCGAGCAATTACTGGGGCTGCGTCCAAAATAGAGACGTGGGCTTACACGCTGGCGTCATACAATAGTGGGCAGGGGTGGGTGACTCGTGAACGGGCGATATCATCAGATCGCTCTCGGTGGTTCGGGGCAACGGAGAAAGTCTGTCTTCGTCGCGCTGACTTCTGTCGTGAGACCAAAAACTACGTGCATTCTATAATTGAAAAATGGGCACCACTCTACCGGGCCTGGCTTGCGCGGTAGGAGGCTAAGTCAATGCTGAGCCGCCTTGGTTTCCGTTATCGCATTTATCCGACGCTGGAGCAAGAGGCTAGGCTCTTGGATTGGGAGGATGCGCTTCGGGCGCTGTGGAATGCAGCCAATGAACAGCGTTTGGAGTACTTAAAGCGGCACGCCAGCATGCCCAGTGCTTTTGATCAGAGTAACCAGTTGAAAGATCTTCGGGCTGACCTGCCATGGCAAGCCGATTTGCCGCGCCATAGTGCGGACAAGTTACTTGTGGATCTTGATGCGGCGTGGCAGCGATGTTTCATGAAGTTAGGACGGAAACCCAGATGGAAGAAAAAGGGGCGTGGTGCTATCTCCATAACGGAGCCGTACTCGAAGGGGTTCCGCTTGACCGCCACCGGCGTGGTCTTTCCGAAGCTCGGGGAGATTCGGGCTGTGTTCCATAGACCGATTCAGGGCATCCAGAAGATCTGTACCATCAGTCGCGAAGTTAACCAGTGGTTCGTTTCAATTCAGTGTGAGCAGGATGTTCCGGAGCCTGATAGGCGCACCGGCCCGGTGGTAGCCATCGATCGCGGCATCACAAATCTGCTGGCTGATTCGGATGGTGCGGTGATTAAGAATCCAAAATATCTAGAGGGCGCTATTAAGCGACTGGCACGAGCTCAGCGTGTAGTCGCAAGGCGGGAGAAAGGTTCTCGCCGACGGGAGCGAGCGAAATTTAAAGTTGCTGTGCTCCATCGAAAGGTTCGTCGGCGGCGCCAGCACACCCTGCATGTTCTCTCTTCTAACTACGCCAAGAGCCACGGTGTAGTAGTGCTGGAGAGGTTGAATGTGAAGGGAATGGTGCGGAGCAATCTTGGGCGGCAGATCAGCGATGCTGGATGGTCCACTTTCCGTTCGATGCTTCGCTATAAGCTGGAAGCCACTGGGGGCACGCTCGTTGAGATTCCGGCCCACTACTCCAGCCAAACCTGTATGGCTTGTGGCGTTGTCAATGCTGCTAATCGGTCGGGCGAGGTCTTCTCTTGTGTGACTTGCGGGTACACGGCGCACGCGGATCTGAACGCAGCGCAAGTACTCCTCAGCCGCCGAAACGGCGGTGGTGCTGGCCGTGGAGGCTTCCCCGAAGTAAGGGGGCCTGCGAAACGGCAACTCCGCGTTGTAAGGCGTGGGCGTTCGACTCGACAGTTTGGACTCCCCAAAAGTCCAGACTTTAAGGTCGGATGATGTTTACGGAATGGTATTTTACGCTCTTACTCCTTACGTCTGATGGATCAATCACGAAGCACGAGAAGGCATTCCAGTCTGAAGACGCATGTGTCCGAGCCATGATCAAGGTGAGTGATCAGCCGATCAAGGTTGGTGAAGGTCGGATCTTATCGAGGTGCCGAACGCGGTCTACCGTGTAGCCGAAGAGGAGGTTTAGCATGGGATTTCGTGGCTGGTTTGAGGTGGCACTGATCCTCGTTGCGTTTGTAGGTTGGCGCCGGGAACTTAGCGGTCTGTGGAACACGGTTACACCGCGCTTTGGTGCGTGGCTCGAGACTTGGTTTGCAAAAAAGCCGCAGTAATGCTCCCCTGGTGGCTCCTGTCGGCATTCAAGAACAAGTGGCTCTGGATTAGCTTGGGCGTTTGCGCGGTCGCGGCTGTTGTATACGTGGAGGTCGTACCTTGGGTGACGACCCGATATCTTCGTCAGCAGCAACAGGCGAACACGGAGTTTCTGAAAAAAGTCAAGACAGCGGAAACAGAGATCGCAGCTAAGGATCGAGCGATTCGGAATCTGAGTACGCAGATCCAGGCGCTGACGAAGAAGGCGGACATCGCCCATGCGCAATACCTTGTGATTGCGAAGGATCGCGATCGGCTCCGATCGCAGACTGAGTCGCTAGCGGTGAAGATCACGACGCTCGAGCGGGAGCGGGCGGAGCTCAAGAAGGTCGAGTCGCTGGGCGAGGCGCAGAAAGTATTGAATAAGGCGGGGTGGTGAAGATGATGATACATGATCCAGTCGGAGGCGTGCCTCCGACATGGTCTTTATGGGTGCTTTTTACGGTTTCGTGCGTGCTTGGCCCCGCGCTCATACTATGGTTTTAACGTGAGCGATTCTGCGTTTGAGTCGATGGCGGTGGCTCGGGTGTTGCAGTTCTTGGTGTCTGAGGCTGAATCACTACTTCGTCAAGCCGCTCAGTATCGTCATGAGATGGACGCACTTCCCTCAACCTCCGACATCGAGTCGCTGCGGCGTCTATACGTACAGATGATTCTGGATCTTCTTGACCGGTCACGTCGATTGTCGACAGCCGTAACGACGCTCGCTCCCTGTGATTAGTGGAGGGATACATGGTGACATGGACACAGCATGAAGCACTGGCCGACAGTATGCTTGCTCTTGTGCCCTATTCTGGGGTTGATCGTCCGCGCATCCGACAGGAGATCGTTGAATTGTTGCGTTCGCAGCATTGCCAAGGGTGCCAGTGTACCGAAGTCGTGAGGTAAATATGTGGCTGTGCCATCGATCATTGCTGTGGCTGGTGATGTGGGTTGTTATATATGCGGTAAGTCTGCCTGCAACCGCTTGGGCCGTGACGTATGAGCTTGATGAGGGCCAAGCCGCGCCAGTGTCGGGGATTCTTCTGGATCAATCTGCCGCGGTGAAGGCAGTTGAAGCGATACGGGATGTGGAGTCGCTGGTGAAAGAGGTGGCGATACTCAAGCAGCAGGTGATTGCAAAGGGTGCTGAGATCGAGAACCTCGAGGCACAGGTCGGTCAGTTGAGGCAGGAGGTCGCTGATCGGGCAACGGCGAATGCGATCAATGAAGACCGCTTCCAGCGCCAGCAGGAGATCGAGGCTCGGTACCGGGCGCTGCTGGACGAAGGAGGGAAACTCCTCACGGCCTCGAACGTCGCGCTCAAGCGAGCGGATGAGCGGATTGAGAGCTTGGAAAAGCGGGCATTTTGGATGACAGTTTTGGCCCCCATCCTTGCGTTCGTGGGATTTCTTGCTGGGGGATTGTAGTAGAATGGAGAAACCAGATGCCGTCGTTATTTGGTAATCGGCAGATAGAACTTCGATTGTCACGAGAGGATCGAGCCCTGCTCACGCGACTCGTGGCGGCGATAGAACGGCCTGTGCTTGAAATACATGTTATGCATCATGTGGTCGGGCCAATTCAGCTCGATCATTCCGGGTCGTTGACGCTGCGTCCCGGTGTCGGTCCAGCGGTGAGAGGCGTCCTCACCATTGATGGAAAGGATTGGCTGATCATGCAGACGATCAAGGATACGGAAACAAAGGTGGTGTCGGTACGCTGGATTGATGCTCTAGGGAATCCGGCGAAGCAGGACAGCATGACGTTTGAGTTGGCAGATGCGAATACGTGTACGCTCGAGGTGGCAGCGGATGGTCAGAGTGCCACGTTGAGGCCGATACAGGAAGCCGGGCATCTTGGCACTGGGCAAGTGAAGGTGACTGGGCATACGGAAGGCGAGACGGACGATGTCGCCCTGGGTGACTACGAGGTTGTGGGCGGTGAGGCGGTGACTGGCGTCGTCGTCTTTACGTAGTCAACGGTACGCCGGCGGCGGGGAATGAATCTCGCCGCCGGAGGAAGCCTTGACAGGAGACTCATGTCTAATAAACTTGTAGAGTTTGACGACGTTGTGCGTCGTTGGATTGCCGCCGGAACCAAGAAGGATGACCTCGTGCGGTACATGGCCGATTGTATACTGGAAGGGCCACTCATTTGTGTACCGCCGAAGCTTCGAGAGATAGCTATGACTGTTCGGACGCTTCGCGCTGGTGTACGTCGGCGGACACGAAAAACAAGGAGGGTGTGATGGTGGGGCCGGAAGATGAGGATTGGGATGATGATGATTTCGACGAAGAGGATGAAGTGAGGCTTACGCGATGATTGGGTGGGAATGTTCAAAGTGCGGGGCTTGTTATGGACCGTTCGTCTCAGTGTGTTTCAATTGTGGGCCTAGAACGTATTCGTCTGGCACCGTGAATATTTCCTGTTCTGGATGCGGCAAGACACCGTGCGATGCGTCGTCAACTGGGTGCCCTATATTCAGGACACCGGATCTTACTGTCTGATGGTGCGTCCACGCGGACTCTGTATGGTGCCGTCCTGTGGAGTGTCAATTTCTGATAAGAAGGTCGCCTGTCCGTTTCATTGGTCCCTCGTGCCGACAATTCTGAAGGATCAGCTTTGGGAGCTCGCCAAGGAACCCTTGTACGAGGGTGGCTTATGGCATGAGGCGACTCCGTGGAACGACGTCATTACGGCTGCGACGCAGGCTGCGCAGGCTGGGGAGCTGAAGTTGAAGGGTGGCTAAGTCCAAGACAGGAGGTTTTGAGTATGTTGGCGAGTCTAGAGGATACTGGGCGAAGCTTCGGGATGGGGCAGGGCGAGAGGTAACGTTGACCGAGTATCCGAGGTCGCTTCTCAGTATGCTTCGCGCTGGGGTCTTGGTAGGGCAAGCGAAAGAGGATGCGGAGGCGTTGAGTTCGGCTAATTAGTCTTGCGGACGTATTGCGGACGCTATTTATGCTCTGTTTACTTCTTGACTAGGGGTGGTGTCTCGATGTAGCGTAAGGTCCAAGAGACTACTACCTGTGCCACCTAAGCGCGGCAGGCCGCCACTGGTTCGACCACTGGCTCCGGTCGTTTCTGATCCATCCAATCCTTACCAAGCTCTGTACCCACCGGATCTGACGAAGGTGGAATGCTGCCTTTGTCAAGAATCCATCGGGTCTATTGCTTCGCATCTACTCCAAAAACATCCAACTGTTCGACGCGAAGAATATTCCGAAATGTTTCCAAGTGCGCCACTTGTCGGCGAGATTGATCAGGTCAAAGAACCCGACCGCGCGGTCACGGTATCCAAAGACGAAGTGGAAGCGCATCCTGGTGGCCGGGAAGCGGCCCTCATTGAAAAGACGCTGGATAGTCGAGAGCGATCTGCCTATAGAGCCGACGTAGAATCGTTGTTGGGTCAAGGACACGCGCCAAGTCATCAGGTTGCATCCGTCGCGTATCTCATGACGCTGAGCCGCCGTGTCCGGCTTCGTATCGAGCAGACGCGAGACATTACCAAGGGGGAGGTGTTTCACTCGGAAGCGCTCGAGACCTTCCATGACCTTGAGGCGAAGATCGGGAAGGGGATCGCTGACCTCGAGAAGATTCGTGCGCAGCGCGTGGAAGAGGCTGGCGAGGATCCGCTGGCGGTGGTGGAACAGGAACTCGAGGCTGCGGAGCTTTTCATTCAGTCGCGTATCGGTGAACATCTCTCGCGATGCCCTGGATGCGGACAGATGCTGACCGTTCCGGAGTTGCCGCATTGGGCGTATGAGCCGCTGCAGACCGATCAGGGGCTCCTGTGGCCTGTGTGGTCACCGGAGATGTGGAAGCTAGTACTGGGAGGAGAGATGCGTTTATCAGTTATGGCTTTCGCGCTCCGAACCAGCCCAGAAGGATTAAAGTACACCGCGGCTCGTCGCGGGGAACCGTGGCCGGATGATCTGGATCTTGGTGCAGCAGAGGCGGAATTGCGCGTGCGGTTGCTGGACGATGAACGCGTGAAGGCGTTGCCCGTCCATGCGGTCGTGGATGATGGAGGATCAATAGAGTGATGACCTTGATGAATCGTGGTGCCGTGACGATTGATGATCGTCCAGCGCATTCATGGGAAAAGAACGGTACGCAGTACGTGTCGTTTGATCCATGGGGGTGTTGGGGTGAAGGGGCGACGCTCGAGGCAGCGGTTGATGATCTCATTGATGCTGTACGCGAAATGCGTGGAGCGTTCCTCAATGAGGGTCAAATTGAGCCGTGGGAAGTTGATGGATGGGAGGATACCCGTGGCCCCCTTTAGCGATAAAATAAATCCAGAAGATCATTTCTGGATGGGTCTCTCGCAAGCGCCGGATATTGAGCGGATGCCGGCAGTGGTGCTTTGTCCCGCAGGTCATCGAGCGTATCGGCTGATTCTCGAGTTGACGGCTGACTCTGAGCATGACCCTGTACGTGTTCCAGCCTACGGTTGTCAAGCCTGTCAGGTCCTTTATAGATATCAGGAATGTCCGCGCCTTCCACCAGGGGAAGAAGGCCTCCCTCCGTGTGACGAGACACCGGCATGACATGTCGAGATTTCTTTGCACGTTTTGCATGGCTTCCGTGTATGTCGGCAGGTGTAGTGCCACCGGAGATCGTGGATGGGTCGGCGTCCTTTGATGACAACGTGGAGGTCATGGTGCAGGCTGTGACGAAGACATTTGAGCGCGACGTCCGCCGCGGTCGCTTGCCGCAGGTGCTCAATGGGGGCCAGCGTGGCTGAGTATTCCCACGAAGGCGCATCGATCTGGGGTTGGTCGACCTTCCGCGCGCTGGCGAAGCACTTTCGTCTGACGGTCTCTGCGCGCCTGACGCCGACGTCTGAACTCATGCTGACGCCCTATCGCACACAGATGATCGAAGAGGAGGAGCGGGCGCGGCACGAGATGGAAGGGGCGATCGGCGCGTGGCGCCAGGATCTGCTCGTCGGGACTCGGCAGTGTCCTGCCAAACATCCGGTGATTCCATATGAAATTCGCGTGTCTATGCCGGGGGCGAGTCGGCGCCGCTGGATCCAGTGTTTTCCGAGCATGGAAGGGAATTCGGCGGGCTACGTGCCGGTACCAGTGTTTTTTTGTGCCGTGTGCGTTGGGGTATACCGGCCGCGTGAGGTCGAGGTCGTCAGCCAATCAAGCGAGGTGCCACGTGTCTAGTAAGTACGAGATTGTTGATCGTATTTGTAAGATATGCGGGCAGGAGTACAAGACACAGTTTTGGCGTAATCTTTATTTCTGTAGCAGATCCTGTTATCACGTATCTAAAGTCGGAGCGGGGAATCCAAAATGGCGGGGTGGTGAAGTGATCAACAAAGGTTATCGGTACATGTATAACCCGAGTCATCCAAATGCCACAAAGCAAGGATATGTATTAGAACACCGGCTTGTTATGGAAAGTGCCACTGGGCGGCTTTTGAGTCGTAAGGAAGTCGTGCATCATAAAAACGAGAAAACGCTAGAGAATAATCAGGAAAATCTTCTTGTGTGCGAATCCAACGGTCATCATATTTCTGCACATCATCATCCTGATGGCGGCAAGTTTAATAGAATGAAGACTCATTGTTTACGTGGGCATGAGTTCACGTTAGACAATACAGTTATACATGTTTGTTTGGGAGTTAGAAAACGTATGTGCAAGGCGTGCGAGAGCGATAGGAAGAAAAGGGTGTATTGGAATAGGAGGCAAGCAAGTGCGCAAGCCGTGTGAGTCGTGTGAGAAATTACCTTGGAGTAAGACTGCGACTCGACGGTGTATTGAATTCGGTATGAATTTGGACGTTGGATCATCGTCTCATCCGCAGAAGGGATTCTTGGGCATGGATCGTCGCGAAGTGCCGAATGTAAGTTTCGTGTGGGATGTGATGTCTCCATCTGAGCCCCCGTGGTGGGCGCAGCAGCAGTTTGGGGCGAAGGCTATTCCTCTTCCATTCCCTAGCATGTGCGTAGACAAGCTCCTGATGTCGCATTTATTTGAACACATTGCACCTGAGGCCAGCATTGCAGTCATGGACGAAATTTGGCGTCTTATGAAGCCCGATGGTCAAGCGTTGATTGTGGTGCCACATGGGAATAGTCATGGGTACATGCAAGATCCAACACATCAATTGCCTTGTAATGAAAGTACCTTTGCATACTGGGATCCTGAACATGCCTCTCAACTGTGGCAGGTTTATCGCCCTAAGCCGTGGAAGATCGCGAGAATGCATGCGAGTCCTCTTCACAATATAGAAGTGATACTTGAGCCGAGAAAAAAGGCTGACGGCAGCGTGATTGACATTACAATCGAGAAGCTCAAGCGAAAGCACACGAAGAGGAGAACGCGGTGAGCAGGACGAATGGAAACCGGATCAGTCAGGTGGCATCAATCGGCCTTCAGCCGCAAGCGAAAGGTCACAGGGAACTCAAGAAGCGCGCGACATTGAAACTCGGCAAGGATAAGATCATCCGCAATCTGGGCTTGCTGGGCCGCAAGGTACTTATCGGGACGCCTACTCTAGGGGTCATCAGAATTGAGGCCGCCATGCAGCGGCAGGGGCAGGTTGTGCCGATTAACTGGCAGGCGGGAAGCATAACAGCGTCCCATCAGCCACCTTCTGTGATCTCTGAGGGATATCATACTGCTGATGCTCAGAATATTATTGTGGAGCGTGCGGTTCTGGATGGTTACTCGTGGCTTCTCCTCATTGAGGATGATGTACTTCCACCATTCGACACGTTTATGAAATTCAATCAACATATGTTAGATGTGACTGCGCCGATCATCTCTGGGCTCTATTTCTCTAAAGGGGAACCGTCGTGGCCACTGGTCTTTCGCGGTCGTGGCAACGGTGCTTATACGAATTTCGACATTGGGGATCAGGTGTGGTGCGATGGTTTACCCACCGGCCTTCTAATAATCCACGGTTCGATACTCCAGTATATGTGGGCGAATTCTGAAGAATATCGGTTGCCGGATGGCCGGAAGTGTCGGCAGGTCTTCAAATTTCCACGTGAAAGTTGGTTCGACCCTGAAGCGGATCGGTTTTTTGCAACTGGCGGAACTTCTGATTTGTATTTCTGCGATAGAATTATGAAAGAAAACGTTTTCGCAAGGACGGGCTGGCCCAAGTTTTCTAAGATGAAATTTCCTTTTCTCTGCGATACATCTATCAGCGCTCAGCAAATTGACTTAAGTGGCAAGTACTACCCAGCCGGCTGCACGAAGATCCTCGCCCCGCACCGAGAGAAGAAAGGGAGGTAGTCCATGGCCCTGACACCAGCGCAAATTGCCACACTCGCAACGGACATCCAAACGCATCCCGAGTTAGCCGAGTTCTACGTCGGCGCAGCGAATGACAACGTGGCGGTGCGCGATTACTATAACGCTCCTGACCCGACGCTCGCGGATTGCTGGCGGACGTCTATGTCGATGGCCGAGGCGCTCAAATCGGTGAATTGGACCGAGTTCATCGGCCGGACGCAGGGGGAGCGCGATGCCTTCCGCATGATGTTCTCGCTTGGGTCCGTCGCGCCGTCCGATGCGAATATCAGGGCCGGGTTCACGGACATCTTCAGTGGCCCGAGTGGCGTGACCACGCGGACGGCGTTGACGGCCGCGGCCAAGCGCAAGATGACGCGCGCGGAGCTGCTGTTCGCCACGGGACCGGCGACGTTTACTCTGACGCACGAGGGGGCGGTGTCCAGTACTGAAGTCAGCGCGGCGTTTGCGTTGATCCCAGGAGCGTAACCAATGCCGAATGTCTTGCTGTGGGACGCGGCTCCGACCAGCGAAGGGACCATCCTGACGACGGAGCTGAACGCACTCGGGGACGCCGCGTGGACCGTAGCGGGCACCGAGTACGACAACTCCACGGATCTCCGCCAGTTCTTCCAGGCCGTGGTGGCGGTAGACTTTGTCTCTGCCCCCACAGCCACAGGCTTCGTGAGCCTCTACGCGATCAAGGCCGTGGACGGCTCGAACTACGAGACGCTCGACTCAGACAACGATCCCCGTGCCGACAAGCTGGTCGCCGTGATCAGCCTGATCGACACGACGGCGGCGCAGATCCGGGCCTCGGGCATCTTCACCTTGCCGGGGTGCAAGGTAAAGTTCATCCTGAAGAACTCCTCGGGGCAGGCGTTCCCGGCGACGGGATCGACGGTAACGCTGTACTCGCAGGCGGATGAACTCCAATAATGCCGCGCTCGACGCTCTGGCCTGATCCCCGCGTCAAGCCGCCCTTCAGGTCGGTAGAGATCGACCGTGGGCGCCCGATCGGAGCCAGTATTCGGGTTGTCTGGCTGATGAATGAAGGGGCTGGCGTAGGGGTCTACAGCCTCGGTCTTCGTCACATGCTTGCGACCCGCCTGGTAATCAATAGCGGCTGGAGTGTAACGCCATTCGGGCCTGGTATGGTCTTTAGCAGCGCCAACGACGATCTCACGCTCGAAGGTATAGACAATCCCTTCTACACAATGACGGCGCCGTTTTCTCTTGAAGTGCTCTGCATGCTGCCCGCGACCGTCGTTGGCTACGGTGGGCTGCTAAGCTGTGTGCCGGCGTCTGGAGCCAACGGGGCGCACTTCTCTGATTCTGGGGGGTCCACCTCCGCGTTCCGACCCACGCTGGTGCTGCTGGCGGGTGGCACAGAGAGTGCGCTGTGGTACGGCACGAGCACCATCACGCCACCCTTCGCGGGGCATCTCCTCGCGACCTATGACGGGACGACTGGGTACGTGTACGTCAATGGCGTAGACCAAGGCGCTACGACGCACGGCGCCCTGGGGTACGGCGGTGGCCTCCAAAACCGGATCGGCAGAAACTTCTACGCACGGCAAAATGCGACCGTGGTCAAGACGGCCATCTATAATCGCGCCCTGTCGTCTGGCGAGGCTCTCGAACTCGCGGCGAAACCCTACGCTGGGCTCCGCCCGATCCTCCGGCGGCGGTACTTCGTGCCGGCGGTGGGGCCAGGTACAAAGATCAGCGATGCCGCGGCCGTGGCCATGGCAGAGTCGGGCAAAGGGGTGAGTCTCTTGGTTTCCGAGGGGAGGAGATAGGGCCATGATTATTCTCAGCGCGGTTGCGGTGGCTGCAGATCGGATTAACCTATCCTGGACCGATGACTACGCATCCGGGCCAGGGTATCTCCTCGAGCGTGCGCCGTCGACCTCTGGTCCATGGGCCGTCGTCACGACGCTTGGAGGGACGGTGCGAGCGTATACTGATACCGGCCTCGCGCCCTCGACGGCGTACGCCTATCGGCTCTCTCGTGTCGCGGAAGCGGTGACGGCAAACGCGACGACGCCGAGCGGCGTGACGATGCCCTCTGCGCCGACGGGCTTGACCGCTATCGCAGTGTCTTCGAGTCAGATCAACTTAGCGTGGACCGATACGTCGACGAACGAACTTGGCTTTCGGATTGACCGCTGGGCCGGCGTCTGGGCTCCCCCGATCTTTGTCGGCGCGAATGTGACGACGTATGCGGATACCGGCCTCGCCGCTTCGACGGCCTACACCTATCAGGTACGTGCGTACAATACCGCTGGAGATTCGGCTACGACACCGTATGCCAGCGCGACGACAGGGTCAACCGCAACGATGCCCACTGCTCCAAGTAATCTTGTGGCCAGTGCGGTCTCCGCCAGCCAGATCAACCTGGCCTGGACCGACAATGCCACCAACGAAACGGGGTTCAAGGTCGAGCGGGCCACCTCCTCGGCCGGCCCCTGGACTCAGATCGCGATTACGGGCACGAACATCGTCTCGTATTCGAGCACCGGCCTGAGTCCGTCCACGACCTACTTCTACCGCGTCCGCGCCACCAACGCGGCGGGTGATTCCGGGTACTCCAATACCGCCGGTGCTACAACTCAGGCCGGAGGTGTCCCCGGTGAGTTTCTGTGGGCGAAGCGCATTGGGGGAGTTGGCAGCGACGTTGGGTATGCCGTGGCGGTGGACGGGCTCGGCAATGTCGTGATGGTGGGCACCTTCCAGGGGACGGTGGATTTCTGGGGCGCGCCGCTCACCAGCGCCGGGACCACGGACATGTTCGTGGTGAAGTACGCTCCGTCGGGGGAGCTTATATGGGCGAAACACTTGGGAGGAAGCGCGGGCACGGGCCGAGCGAACGCTGTCGCGGTAGACGCCGTCGGCGACGTGGTAGTGACCGGATACTTCCAGGGGACGGTGGACTTCGGAGGTACGCCACTCACCAGTGCCGGTGGGGCGGACGTCTTCGTAGCCAAGTACGCGGGACTCACTGGGGCGCACCTGTGGTCAGAACGCTTCGGGAGCACGGGCATTGACGTTCCCAATGCTGTCGCAGTAGACGCCGTCGGCGACGTGGTGGTGACCGGATACTTCCAGGGGACGGTGGACTTCGGAGGCGCGCTGCTGACCAGTGCCGGCGGGACCGACATCTTCGTCGCGAAGTACGCGGGACTCAATGGCACGCCCCTGTGGTCCGACAGCTTTGGCGGCGCTGTCGATGATTACGGTCAATCTGTTGCGGTCGATGGCAGCGGCAACGTCGTGGTGACGGGATATTTCCAGCAGACGGTCGACTTCGGGGGCGGGCCGCTGACCAGCGCCGGAGATTACGACATCTTCGTCGCGAAGTACTCATCCACCGGCGGGCACCTATGGTCAAAGCGCTTCGGTGACATCGTGGCCCAGAAAGGCTTCGCTGTCGCGGCTGACGATAGCGGCAATATATTCGTGACGGGGTTCTTTCTGTACCGGACGGACCTTGGTGGTGGAATACTCAGTAGTGCGGGCCAATCCGACGTCTTCCTCCTTAAACTTGGCCCGTAGCTCGGATCGGATAGCGAAAGGAGGGAGATAGATGGCCCTGACGATTCTCGACAACGACGAGGCGCTCGCGGCGAATCCCCAGTCGATATGGATGCAGACCGACATTGACGCCGTCATTGCGGGCTTCAACGGCACCTACGTTGTAAGCGGCGGTACGGTCACAGCCCAGAGCACACCGGATATGACTGTCGCCGTCGCCGCCGGGACGGTAGCGGTGGGCGGGGTCATTGCGGCGCTCGGCGCTGGGAACGTGACGATCAGCGCCGCCGACGCGACGAACTCCCGTGTGGACTTGATCTGGTCCGACGAGACTGGGACGCGGGGGATCACCGCCGGGACCGCGGCGGCGAACCCGAAGGCCCCGGCGCTCCCCGCGAGCAAGGTCCTCCTCGCTATGGTCTACGTCCCTACGAACGACACCGATATCGACGCTGACCAGATCACCGACAAGCGCGTGATCGTGCCGCACAACGGCACGGCCGGTACACTCGCCAAGTTCAGCAACGGGACGACCCTGGTAAACTCGATCCTCTCCGAGAGCGGGGCGGTGGCGACGGTGAATGGGTCGCTAAAACTGGCCGAGCTGGTCGGATCGGAACTGGTCACCAACGGAAATTTTGCGACCGGATCTGCCGATGGGTGGACGACAACTGGGTGGACGGTGAACGTCGGTGTGGATGTCCAACATGACACGGGGAACACGACGGCGCTCACGCCCAGCACGCCGATTGTGCCTGTCATTGGCTTGCTGTACAAACTGGTCTATACCGTCTCTAGCCGGACGGCGGGGACGATCAGCGAGGGCTTCGGCGGCGGCGGGTCTGGCGCAGCCCGTTCCACCAACGCGACGTTCACCGTCTATTTTCGTACAACTTCGACAGCTAATTTGACATTCACCCCGACCACTGACTTCGATGGGCACATCGACGATGTCTCGCTCATCGAACAAATCGGGGGCGTCCTTGTACCGCGAAGTTCTGGCGGCAGCCTTGCGTTCTTGCAGTGGAATGAGGGCACTGGCAGCGGCTCGAACGCCAGTGTCAGTGTCGGGCCGTTCGCTGGCGATATCCAAGCGTTACGGAACACGTGGATTGGCGGGCGAGCGGGTCCCACAAACAAACAATCGGTCGGCACGGACAATGCCGTAGTCGGCTATGGCTCGCTCGTAGGCACGACGAGCCAACAGGTCGGTTCTCGTAATCTCGTGATCGGCGCCGAGGGCATGAAGTCCTACGGTGGCGATGATGTGATCGCATTCGGGAATCGCATCGGGTTTGACGTGACGAACACGATGGAACGCACGATCCTCATCGGCCACAATCGCGCAGCGGCGGCAAGTGTTGGTGACGTGGGGAGCACGGACGCAGTCATCATCGGCAACATCATTGCCGATTCGGACCCTGACCTACTGGACTTCAGTATCATCATTGGGGCTGAGGCGCTGGGCGGCGTGAATGCGGTCGGCATCGGCTATGACGTGAGCGCGATCGCCAATACGATTGCGATTGGCTACAAAGCATCCACGTCGGCGGCCAATGATCTGGTCATCGGGGGGAATGATGTCGCCGCTGGCGGCGTGACACAGGCCTATATCGGAGCCGGCAAAACGAAAGTCAGTCCAACCGCCGTCACATGGCAGACGACTGGTGGGAGCGGCACCGATAACGTCGGCGCCGATCTGACGCTGGCGCCGGGTCGCAGCACGGGGAATGCCGCGGCGGGG